TGTAGTAAAAACATCTGATAAATTCAATAGCATAACTGACTCCATGATTCTTTTTTGCACACTGATTAATTATACATATGCTGTTAATGTTTGTCAATAAAAGATTTTCAACTTTGCAAAAAATAAAAATGTCAATATTAAATGCGAAAGAATTTCGGGATTTTTTCGTTTCTACGTTTTGCACAATTTCATTACTGCTTTTTTGTTCATTTTGTATAGTTGTAGATAATCATATATCGCTTAGAGAATGGGGAATGATCCGCTATCTGTATATCCTATAAATTTTAAACACCAGAATTAGACCGCCTTACGCCGGTCTTTTTTTACTATATTTGGGATATTTTACGCTGCTTTTTCCATTTCTTCCGCAAAAAGCTGTCCTGATGTTCCATAGCCAAACAAGCGGCGTGGATAGTTATTGATCCATTCCGCTATTTTGTCTATTTCCTTTTGTGTCTTATCATCAAAATTCGTGCCTTTTGGTATGTGCCTCCTTATCAGCTTATTTTGATTTTCGTTTGATCCTCTTTCCCAACTGCTGTACGGATGGCAGTAATATACTTTTGTTCTTTTCTTTTTATTCCGTTTTGATCTCTCCATGCCCTCGTAGTCGGCAAACTCGGATCCGTTATCAACTGTGATGCTTTTAAAAATCTCCCTGAACTTCTTGCCGCCCATCTCTCTTTCCAGTTTATCCAACGCCCTTGTTACTGCTGCCGCTGTATGATCCTTTAGTAAAATAATCATTTCTTCCCTTGTTTTTCTTTCAGTCAATACCAATAGCGTTTTTTTAGAAACCCCTCTTTGTCCTATAACGGAATCCATTTCCCAATGTCCAAATTCTTCCCGATCGTCAATTTCCTCCGGTCTTTTTTCTATGCTTTCCCCTTTGCTTGCCCTTTTTTGTACTTTTTTTACTTTCTTATAATTCCGCTTTTCATTCCTTTTTACCGGTAAATCATTATTTGTTAAATTCAGAAACACACCTTTACCTATATAACTGTATAACGTTGTTACGCATATCGTTGTTTCGGTTATGTTTTCCTCTTTAACTTTTGCCAATGCTGCCGCAGGTGAATATCCATCATTTACTATAATTTCCTCTATCCTGTTGGCTAATTTGTGATCCGTACCTATTTTAATGTCTGCGCCTTTTGCCGCTAGATTCTCTCTATATTTTTCGTCTGCTATATCTGGACTATACCTTTCTTCTGTTGTCAGATCCGAATTTAAAGCCTCAAATCTCCCTCTTTTTATTTCTCTGTATATTGTGCTTATATGTACTTGTATAATTTCCGCTATCTCCTTGGGCGTGTGCTTTGCCTTTATAAGCACCTCTATTCTTAACCTATCGTTCTTTGTTAACTGCTTGAATGTCCTCATATGTTATTTGCCTCGCTTTCAATTAAAAATACCGCAGGCGTTTGATTATTTGCCTGCGGCATCTTTGCATGAAAACGCCTGTTTCTAATAGTTACTAAATCGCTTTTTCCAATGTATTTTCTATAATCTCATTGATAAACTCATTTACGCTTTTCCCTGCTGTTTTTGCTGCCTCTTTAATTTCTGTTTTCCTGCCCTTTGGAACCGTTAAATTAATTCTGTCGTACTTTTCTTTAATGTATTCATTTTGGTACGCAATTTGGTTAAACTCTTTGCCGCTTGTCCTCATATTTCCCTGCCTCCTTCTTGATTTATTAAATTTATCCACGTTATAAGTAAGTATTATATTTCATATTGCGTAATATGTCAATATATATTACGCAATATTTTCTAAAAAATTGCACAAAAAAAGAAGGGCGGCATCTCTGCCGCCCAACCCTTGCCATGAATATACTTAGTACGTACTTTGTATTACCTTTTCCTGATAATATAATACCTTTATCATGATTTTTTTGTATTACCTTATTCATGATCGTTATACCTCGGATACCTCCGCATCAATTCCGGCTGTCTTTGCGTTCTGTTTCGCTGCCTCTGCCGCCTCTTTGCTTTTGTACTCTCCCAATGATATTTTGTATGTACCATTTTCCAATACCAGATAACCTTTAATTCCACCCTTTGCGCATTTTACCGCCTCTTTAATCGCCTCATTCCGGCTTTTAAATTCCCCATGCAGTAATTTATACCCTGCTGCCGTTTCCGGCTCATTTTGGGCGGTTCCTGCCGTTTCTGTTACTGTTTTCTTTGTCGCTGCCATATTGTCCTCCTATTTCAATTTTAAAACCTGCCCCACGCTGATAACATTCTTATTTTTAATGCCATTCAGCTTTACAAGGGCATCAACGGTTGTATTATATTTTTTGGCGATTGCGCTTAACGTATCGCCTTTTTTAATGGTGTAGGTGCTTGCCGTGGCTGCTGTCGCTGTGACCTTCAAAACCTGCCCCACGCTGATAACGTTCTTGTTTTTAATGCCGTTCAACTGCACAAGCGCATCAACGGTTGTATTGTATTTTTTGGCGATTGCGCTTAATGTGTCGCCGCTTTTTACGGTATAAGTGCCTGCCGTGGTTGCCGTATTTGTTGTTGTACTGGTTTCGGTCTTTGCCGCCTCTGTTGTCGCCACGCTTGCATAGTCCGGCAATCCGTAACCCCTAATGTACCTGCCGTTTACTGCTATTTCCCTGTATTCTACGGCATTGTTTTTGTTTCCTTCAATAACTTTTATGGTGCTGCCGGAAACGCTGCAAACCATCCCCACATGATCCGGATAACCTGTATTGTCACCGGTTCCGCTGTCCTGCCAATCGTAAAAAATAACATCGCCTGCGCTTGGTACGTATGCATCGTTTTCCTGCCAACGCCCTAATTTTTTATACAGTTCGATCATGTTTCCGCATCCGCACTCCCTCGGAATAATAGCCGTCAAGCCTGCTTTTATGCCGACCGCACTAACAAATGTTGCGCACCATGCATCGGTATACTTTACTGCGTACCCTCTCGGCAATGCGTTAACCGAATTGTACAAGTCTATGATCGGCTTGTGTGTTCCGTTGCTTTCCTTGCAGCCTAACCATGCCTTTGCCGTGCTAACCGCTTTTTCCCTTACCTGATTTTCTGTCATATTGCCCTCCTCTGCTAACAACGCCGTTACTTTCTCATAAACTGATTTCCGGCGTGTTAAATATTTGTTTGTTTGGTTTATGGTTGCCTCGTACATTGCGGCTACATCGCCTGCGCCTTTTAATGCCTCTGCCGTTATCGTTTTCCATAGTGCGGAGGCGGTTCCATATTGGTTTACGCCGTCCGCAAAATAGATTAATGCCCCTGCATCACACAAACCGTAACTTATACCCTTGTTGATGTAACTTGTTACGTCTGTGATTGCCTGTGTATCCTGTGCCGCCTTTCCCTGTGTCGTTGTGAGAATGGCGGTTAATTTCTTTGCCTCGTCTGCGGTCACAATTCTTTTATTCCAATCGCTGCCGTTTAAAATTTCCGAATAAAACGCATCGCCTAAAATGCTTTTTGCGCTATCCCCAATGCTTTTTACAATGGTCTTTAGTAACGCCAACGCCCTGCCTGCGTGCCATTGGATTTTACCGACCGAAACCGCCCCATTATCATTTTTGTTTACGCTCCCATAATCGCCTTCATTGCCGTAAATTATTACGGCTGCATTTTTAGCAATTTCTTTAATTTCCATCGTGTGCCGCCTGTCCTTTCTTCACGTTGCAACGGTCTTTTAGTGTGCATGTGTCGCAATTCTGGTTTTTGCACACAAGATCGTTGATCTTGTTTTCCAGTTTCCCATCCGCTATTTTAAGCGTTTTTATTAACCAAACCGGCACCTTCTCCGGCATGATTACATATAGGTTTTCTAAAATGCTTGTAAACTCATTCACAAGCATCACGGCGGTAACGTACCACCCTAACAACATGGCAAATTCCAGATTTACCCCTACGCTGCCGCCGATCTCCATGATCCCCCAACCTACTAAAAAGGCTGTGCCGATCAACACGAAATACATAACTTTTTTGATAACCCCCTGCATTCCGGCTTTTGAGTTCCAATCGTGCAAGAAATATTTTGCTTTGATCCATCCGGTTGCATAGTCCAATACGACCGCCACGAAAAACAAAACTAATATGATCGGTACGTTCCCTAATACTGCGGCTATTGCCGTAAATATTGCCGATACGCTTAACCCTGTGGTATTTGTTGTTGGTGTTGCCGCCTTTGCTGCTAATAAAAGTTCTTTCATTGCTGCCTCCTTTTCTGCAAAAAAATAAAGCCTACCGGCTTTCTAATGCTTTCTTTCGTGCCGCATCGGTGCAATGCAGCACGAAACCATTTATTATGTTTTCCCTCAATCCCTCATTTGTGCAATGTTTCACTAATCCAAAATAGCTTTGCATGGTTGCGTTTACTTCCTTTCGTGTCATTTCGCCACGCTCATATGCTTTTGTGATGTACTTAATACGGGATCTCATTCTCTTTACGGTTGCGGATCTTAGCCTTATTTCATTCTTGTTTATGACGTATCCCACAAAATCAATATTGCAGGTTGTCGGGCGTATGACTGTCTTACTGTTTAGGTTTAATTTCAGTTTTTCAAGCAGGAACGTTTCTATTTTCCTTTGTATTTCGTGTAACTCTGCCTTGCTGTTATGCAGGATAATAGTATCATCCATGTACCGGATTACGTATTTTAGGCGTAATTCATGTTTTAGATACTGATCCAACTCATTCATGTAGATATTCGCAAACATCTGACTTGTAAGGTTTCCGATCGGCATACCCTTGTCAAATATCATATCGCATGGCTGTATCTCGCTTGGATCCACGCCTAACGGCAACCCGAACGCTCTTTTTTCTGAATTAACAATAGTCCTGAACAACTCAATTAATCGCCTGTCTTTTATCCTGCGCTTTAGAATGTTTAATAATGCTTCGTGATCCACTCGGTAAAAAAATTTTGAAATGTCAAGTTTCAAGTAATAATACTGTACCGGCTTTCTGTCTACATGCCGTAACCAATATTGTAGGCGTATGGCTGCTTTTTCCCTGCCTTTGCCTTTTCTACAACCGTAACTATCCGTCATATATATGTTTTCATATAATGGATTTAATAGCCTATAGATCGCCCATTGCAGCACACGATCCCTATATTGCAATGCCATGATTAACCGTTTCTTGGGTACATGGATATAGATCAGCCTATAGCCGCTCACCTTATACTTTCCCTGCTGTAAATCTGTATAAAGTTGGTTTAAATTTTTATCCAGTTCCAACGAAAAGCGCATGATTTCGTTTCGTTCGGTTTTGTTTCGCATGGCATCCGTGTGTGCGGCGTATATGTTGTTGTAGCTTGTTACATCTTCGTAACTTACTTTAAATGTTTTCATGATACCGCCTTAATACTCCATGCGTTACACCTTTCGCCTCCGGCTACTAACTGTATTCATGGAAATTTTTATTTTTCTTGCCGTGGCAAGAAGGGAAATATGCCCCTTTTCTTCTCTCTGTACGGTATGCCGCCCACTTGTTGCGGCATAAGCTGACTATATGAGAAAAGCAGAGAAAAAACCCACATTCCAATTCGAGTTCGACCGGAAATTGTTGAAATTGCCGTGCGCCTCTCCTGCGTTGCCGCCATTACCCCAATTACCGCCACGAATAAGCAACCGTTACGGCATATTCCCCATAGCTGATTTATTTCAACTTTTTAATCCAACTGCCTAAAATCCTCCCCATTTCTTCCAACCGCTCACACCATTTTCGTTGACTGTCTAGCGGTATCAAAACGGCGTTTGTGTTCATCTTGGGATCTACTGCTGTCATTAGTAATTGCCGCAGGTATAGGATTTTAGCATCCACCTGCGTTAGTGCCGTTTTTTTATGTTCCTTTGTCGCTGCCTCTGTCAAACCTTCCATGATCTCATACATGGCTTTTTCTATCTGTACCCCTATCGCATTGCCTACCCTGTATTTTCTTGGAAACTGTTTATTGTATAGGCAATCATTTCCATAGGCGATCATTTCCCTTGTTTTCTTGAATATTATCAGATCCTCCTTTGGTTCCGGAGGCTTGGCTGTCGCTCTGAAATTCCTTTGCATGTTCTCAATACCTCACGTTTTCAAAAAATAGGGCGTATGCTGCCGCATACACCCACAAGGATCATGCATAAAGCGCAGGATCCACAAAAGCAGAGAAAAAACCCACATTCCAATACGAGTCCGACCGGAAATTGTTGAAAGCGCCGAGCGCCTCTCCTGCGCTGCCGCCATCACCCCAACGACCGCCACGAATAAGCAACCGTTCGCCGGTGTTCCTCATGTAAAAATATCCCCTTCCGGTTTTACTTGTGTTCGGGAAAAACGCCAATGCCTTCAAAATGTCCGGCACGGTTACACCGGTTTTTGCTGCTAATGTTCCAAAATCTTTCGTACCGTATGGATCGCCTGTGGATTGCTTTATTTCTACGGTTGTAGATAGTTGGTAATTAGCGGTGCTGCCGGTTGTGGGCGGTGTTGCTGTATAGTCAAATTTCAGCGTTCCTGCTGTGCCGGGCGCAACTAACGAACCATCCTGCAGAATTGCTTTCCATGCGCTGCTGTTTGCGCTCAAATCCGTTTTATGGATTGCAGCGTTGTTGTTGGGTATGATCTGGATCTCCCCTTCTACCAAACGTGCCACGACCCATTTATGTACATTTCCCACCAAATCACAAACGCTATCACCTATGCCATCAATACACCATGATTTATCACCGGTGCCGGTTAGTGTCCTATATGCGCTGCTTTGATTTGTCGGACTTAATACGCCTTTTTCGTATGTCTTAGCGTGTGATTTGCCGCTTGATGTGTTGCCCCTTGGTTCTGCGCCTGCTATTGTAATAAGGTTATGCAATACACCCCATTCTGCCGCCGTCATGAGGTGCCATCCTGCGCCCTTGTTGTAGCAGACCTCCACCGCCCGATCGAATGTAACATAGTGCGCCGGATCTTGGTTCGGTAGGGAATACGCACGATTGTTTTTTATCATGTTAATGTATTTTGAAACATAGATATGCGATACTACTTTATCATTGATAATAAAGGCAGGATGCGGTGAATGTGCCGATCCGATCCCCAATTCATCCAGATAAACCAACGGTATTTTAACCATTACCGATGGGATGCCTAAATCATCCAGAATGATTTCATTGTTTGCTGCTGCCCCTCTTAAATCTTCGTAATTACTCATTGATATATACCTCCTCTACGCTCCATAGTGTTAATGTGCAATCCTCAATATTCAATTCTTTCTGCACCTTTTCCATTGTCGGGTTTCCTTCGCTGTCCGGTTCGCCTTCGGTGTAGTCATATTCTTTTGGTGGGATCTCAATCTGTGCAACGTAATTTGTACCCAACCCCATAACTAAATTGCCGTCATTATCTGCGCAAATGTCCTTTTTTACTGTTTCGTCTGTTTGCAGCTTTGGCAGCTTTACGGCTATTGCATCGCCAATCCATAAGGTTGTGCCGTCCAGTTCATAGCCGATCTTTCTTCCCTCGTTTTTTTCAATTACTTTCATTGTCTTTTTTGCCATTACATTTTACCTCCAAAAATGAAATATTTTATTGTTACCTGACTTTTCGGGCAATCCTCAACCTCCACTTTAAAGCCGTTTAACTGCTTATCCTTGATCCGGATCGCCCTGCCCTGCAGCAAGTTATCACAAAACGGAATTACAATATAATCCAGTGTATTCCTTGCCGTTTTCATGGCGACCGTTGCGCTTGCCGTATTAAACGGATAAACCTCCGTTGTTGATACCGTCACGCTGCCGACCTCAAAGTATGTGTTTTCTAATTCCCTTTGATGCTGCCGCAACTGAACACTTGCCAAACCACCCATGATTATAGCCTCGTTTATGCCGTAATCCATGTTATTCATGTTTATCTGGTTGAAACCTGTACCTGCTTCTATAACTTCCCCCACAAACGGCGTTAACTTTATCGTGCCATCTGCGTTTTCCGTTATAGAATAGGTGTTGCTTATTTCAGTACGGCGGTTTTTCCATAAAATTAAGTCATACATAATTTGCCTCCTACTCTTTTTTAATCGTAATTTTAATGCCTAATGTTGCCGATGCTAACGAATCTTTTTTCGTGTTGTAGTCCTTGCTTTCCAGTAATTCATTGTTTACATCGTACAATTTGGCGTTTGTTATGGTGCCCTGCGTTCCATCGTCAATATAAATGTAAATGGTTATACTGTCGCCGCTTTTTGTTACCTTTCCGATGGTGCCTTCTTTCGTCACGCCGCCAATGGTATAGGTTGCCCTTTTTATAATGCTTTCTGTATACTGCAATAATCTGTCCTTTAACATGCTATCCCTCCTCCCTTGCGTATTCCTCGCCGCATATTTCGTATGCATTTGCGGCTTGTGTCTGGCTCTGCTGCACTTCTATTATGCTTTCCTGTGCCTCAAATGGTGGATCCTCTCCCAATACCACGCCATCGCAAGAACTGACCGGCGTTGTTGTACTGTTCTGCATCGTTTCGATTGCCGTTATATCCTCTTTCATTTCAAACGGCGGATCCTCTCCCAATACTCCGGCACCGTCACACGCCCATAACGGCGTTTCGGTGCTGTTTATTGCGGTTTCAATTCTTGTAATGCCCTCTTGTATTTCATAAGGTGCCTGCATTGCTAAACAATATTCCAAACCACAAATCATTTGACCTGCAGTAGAAACCGGATTAACACAAGAAAAACCGGCTACGCTCTGCATGTAGCCGGTTTTCTCTATTTGGGTTATGTTGTTGTCGAAATTACAATATTCCGTTTCGGCTGCCGCTGGTTCAAATACCATAAATATAATATCTTCAATTTTGTATGTGATGGTTGTTTCCCTTTGAAGGGAAAACTCAAAATAAATATTTAATGGCAGGATCTCGTCAATAATCCTGTTTAACATGTCTAGGCTGCCTGCATCCGTGTTTATGGTTACAACTATAGTCATTTCTGCATTCCCGAAATCTTTTATTAACTCTATCCCTTCCGAATAGTTGGAAAGCATTGCCGTTAATTCTGATAAACTCATTTTTCGGCGGTTAAGCATGGAAATAATATATAGTTTCCTGTCGTCTAAACTCTGCCCTGCCTTTGGCGTTATGCTTAATATCTTTTCAAACCTTGCAACGCCTAATTCATTTGCCGTAAACACAAACATGTTGTTGATAACTTCGTTAATGAGGATTTTTAATTTATTAAATTCTATATCCTCTGCCCTCGCTATCTGCTGTATTTCCCTAATCTGTTTAATTACCGGTGGATAATGGTTTATAATTATTTCCTGCATGTTATCACGCCCCTAACCGGTATTGCGTTCTGGTTTAATAGCAGGTTTTCTTCCTTGCCGTTTAACGTTGTGTCCTGAACGTCAATAACCCCTGTTACGCTTGCAATCGCCGCATTTACCTTTAGTATCCTGACGGTTAAATATTCCTCATTCTCCCAACTTTTCGCCAATTCAAGATAATATTCATCTATCTTTGTTTGTGCCGATTCCAGTAAGTCCTCCCATGTGTAGCCGGTATCTAAGGTTATGCTTGCCTCAATATTTACCGTTTCCGAAATGCAGGGCAATATGTCAACTATGTGATATATTGTAGCCTCCCCTTCTCCATCTCCCTGTTTTCCAATCGGATCCACGATTTCCTGCACGTCCGCTATTAATGTTTCATTTGGTGTTTGAAAAAGGCTGTTTAAAAAGTATATTTTTATCCTTCTTTCCCCTTCCGTTACCCTGTATATCTTACACGCTCCCACGCCTTCAATATTATGCATCATGCCTTTGTACTGCGCCCGATTGCCGCCAAATGCCTGCGCTGCACTCACAATAGAAAGATACCTTGCACGGTAAACCTCTGTTTCCTCATCGTCCCTTGCAGGCGTTAATAATTCCGTTAATTCTCCGTTCTCGTATCCGCTTATAAATTCTATCGGCGTTAACTCCCCCTGCTTCGTGTTGCCTATGGTTCCTGCCCTCTCGCACATTAAGCGGCATGTGTTTGTATCAATCTTTTCCGTGCATATGTAGGTTAGTTCTCCGGCTGAAAACCTTGTGTTTACTTCTACTTCGACATTAAAAACCGCTTTCCATACTGCTTTTGTTTTTTCAAGTGGCAGGATCCCTTTTTCTTTCCCCCTCAAAATCAGGTGTTCCCGATCGGCTGTTGGCGCATATCCGTTTTGGTCTATAACGCCTAACTCAATATAGGTTTTTTCAAACTCTGTGGCTGCACCTACGAAGGAATGATTTATAAGTGTTCCTTCTTCCGTGCTTATGTCGCTGTCTACCGTTTCGATTAAGTCGATCATAATATTGTTTTGCGTCTTATCTTCAAACACTTGACCACCTCCTTCATGCTGCCTGCGTGACATTTATATTATTTATATTGATTTCCCCATAAATGGTATTTGCGGTAAAGCTGACCTGCAACTTTCCTTTTTCCATGCTGATGGAAAACTCTGATATGCTTTGTATGTGTTCGTTCACAAGCAGGCAATCTTCCGTCATTCGCTGCGCCTCTGCCTCTATGTATTCCTCCGTATATCCCTGCCCTATTAAGTCCTCAAATTCGTTTCCATAATCCCATGAATACACGTAATAACGGTATCTTACCGTTTGCAGCGTGAACCATATCCAAATTTTAATAGCCTCCAACCCCTCAACCACCCTGCCGGTTAGCTGTCCGGTTTTAAAGTCAACTTCATATTCTTTCGGTGTTTTAGGATCTTCTGTTACTTCCAAAGCTTCATCATCTTCAATGTATGTCGGGAATAAACTCATTTTACACCAACCTTTCCAGAATAATATATAATTCATCACTTACCCTATAAACCGCTACTTTGTCGCCTTTTTGCAGCGCACCGGCAAATGTGTTTTTATCTTTCCTTGATGGTGTGTCGTTATCGACCGCAAAATGATAACCGGTTGTCAAATGTTCGGCTATTAACAGATCGCTGCCGGACAATTTCAGTTTCCCGATGCTGCATGACGTGGCACTATCCATCGTTCCTATTTGGATCGGTGCCGTGTTGTCCTTGCCGCCCTCTGTTCGCATAACATTTAAAATTTCCTCATATGCATTCATAATAGCCTCCCTTCCGTTATGCCATTTCTGCCGCCTGCTGTGCCATAAAGTCCGCTACAACATCCTCTTTTTTGCTAGATTTGGTTGTTTTCATTTTGTACCCTAATTTATCAGCCAATTCCAGAATTTCCTCCCTGCTCTTGGCTTTAATCTGTGCCTCCGTGTATTCTTTTGTTGTTTCATCTTCCCTGCTGTCCATTATGTTTTTAAAGTTTAGTTCCAAACTCATAACATGTGTACCGTTTTCCCATGTATGCGTATCGCTGTCAATCCAAAACAATCCGTTTAATCCGGTTGCCTTGTCGTAAACCTCAACGCCGTTTCCGGCAATACATTTTAGATCGCCGTTTATGCCGTCTAGGTTCACCTTCTTTTCCACGCCTACAAGTAAATTATTTGCGGCTGTGGTTTCATTTACGCCGCTTTCCTTTTTATAAACCTGTTGGTATATGCCGTATTTTTTTACCCAATCATCCTTTTTGACTTCCCCGATCTGCTTTCCTTTTTCGTCATAGATTTTTACCACATTAACCATATTTTCTATGGTTTCCTGATACGTCACATTTGTTATGTTGTATTCATCTGCCAGAACAAATTTTTTAACCTTTGTTCCTTTCACTTCTACCGACAACTTGGATCCGTTCATTCTGCATATATATTTTTTTCCTGTCTGTCTTGCCGCTTTTGTATATGCCTTCATGATAATGTCATAGATCGCATCGCCGTCTATAATCATTTTCTTTATTGTCGCCTTGGTTTCTGTAATGGTGCCGGTTTCTATTTCAAAATCTGCACATACTTTTTTCGTTATTCCTTCGGCGGTTGTATCAGAAAAATTATATACGCCGGTACTTCTTAGCAGATGGGATAAAAGATCGGTGCAACTGTATGTTACGGTTCCGCTTTCGCTCTTTTTTTCTTTTGTCTGAACTTCTCCGTAAAAAATCAAATCACCGCTTTCGTATAGCTTTATCACATCACCTGCCGCAATCCTTAATTTTAGTTTTTTTACGTTTTTATCGTCCGGCGCATTTATAACGGCTATTTCTGCCGTTCGTGCTACTTGTGACGTGGAACCGCCCCAATTAACAGTAGATACCGCCTGCGTAATATCGCTTGTGTATGTGTATCCGTTTTTATTCCTAATCCATTTGATTTTCATACCGTTATCACCAACTTTTGCCCCGGATAGATCAAGTTAGGATTTCCCCCGATCACTCCCTTATTCTGGTTGTATATCGCCTGCCAGTTTGCGCTGTTTCCGGTTAGGTTTTTTGCAATTTTACTAAGGTTGTCGCCGCTTACTACGGTGTATGTGGTGCTTTCTACTGCCTTTGCGGATCGGCTTGTTGCTGCCGGTGTTACTTTTTTGGGTACTGTTTCTTTTTTCTTTGTTGTCTTAACCTTAACTTTCCGGTATTCCTTAAACTCCAATGTAAAATTTATGTCTTTAGTGCCGTCATTTTCGCCCCATACGAAACTTTCTATTGTGCATTCCATATTAACCGGCGTTCCTGTCATTGTCAGCCTTAAAACGCCCTTGTTTTTCATTTTTTCAACGATCTTCACGCTTTCCTTCGGCGTTGGGAAACTTGTATGCTGACAGAAATAATATTTTTTCTTTGGAAAGAAAGAGGCAAGGGAAACCGTTTTAAGGTTCCTCTTGCCTAATAAATTAATCTCACCCAATGAGTTAATGACAACCGGCGTATTGTTACTTGTGCTTGACAACTCGTATTCTGCCGGTAATACCGCAAATCTAAACTTTGTCTTATCTTGTTTTAACCAGATTTCCAATTATACCGCCTCCTTACGCCGTGCCGGTGTTTAGTGCAACCTTCTTTAATTTGAGTGCCAACGCCTCGGCTATGCGGTCTATATCTTCATCGCTGCGCACTTCTATTTTATCTGCCAGTTTCTGTATTGTAATGCTAATGCCGGATCCGCCTGCCGCTGCTGCGCCTTCCTGTCTTGCCATGCTGATAGATTTATCATGAGGGTAAACCCTTGAACCTTTTGGAAGGTCTACGATTTCTGCGCCCCTGTCGTGGATCATGGCTGCACCGCCCTGCCAATTGTCAGTACCTTTGTATAGCATTGGGATCGTGGGTATATTGATTGAAAAGCCTTTCCCCCCTATGACCGGCACCCAATCCGGCACCGTGATGCCTAATTTGTTGATTCCGCTTATTGCACCGTTTATGATGCCGATAACCGCATTTATTGGTGTCTTGCACAACGCTACAAGGCTGTCAAATACGCCTTTAAATATCGTTTTGATACCTTCCCACGCCTGCGACCAATTACCGGTAAATACGCCCGATATAAACGTTGTAATGCCGTCAAAAATCGTCATTAGTCCGCTTATGATTGCCGTTATGTTCTGAACCGCTGCGGAAATCCCTCCGGATATTGCAGAAAAGGCAACCTTTACCACCGGAACAATAACCGCCATAGCTTTTTTTATTGCGCCGGAAATAAAGCCGAATGCCGCACTTGCTACCGCCTTGAACGCTGTAATTACCGCCCCTGCGGTGCTACATGTATCGCTGACTTTCTTCCCGAAAATATTAGCTATTACCGTTGCTACTGCTCTTACTGCTTTCCCAATCGCCCCGAATACTGCGCCGAAAATTGACTTTAGGTTATTTATGATGCTGCTAACCCTTGTTTTAATATTATTAATGTTTGCGCTGAATTTATTCATATCAACGCCGCATTTGGTTAGCACGTTCTTTATTGCGTTTCCTATTGCCGTGAATATCGTTTTAATAATATTCATGCCTTTAAAGCTGTTGACCGCCCCTTTTACCATATTGGAAATCATGGTAAACGGTGCCTTGATGATATTTACCAAACCGGACAATGCGCCGCTTGCTATTGTTTTCAAGCCATTTAGTGCGCCTTTCCAATCGCCGGTAAACACACCCTTTATAAACTGTGAAATGCCGCTTAAAACGGTTTTTATGTTATCGATCAGCGGTTTTATAGCCTGCACAAACCCTTCCACAAGTCCTTTTGCTGCGCTTATGGCTATATCCCATGCCGCCGTTACCGTATCAAACGCCGCCGCTATTTTGTTTATGGTTCCTTCCGGCAGGAATTTTGAAAAAGCCGTTGTAACAAAATTCTTAATTGCATTTATCCTGCCTTTGAATATGCCCCCTATGGTGTCTAATACGCCGTTGCAGGCTGTTTTAAACCCTCCTAAAGCCGTTTCCATATCTCCGGTAAAAATGCCCTTAAAAAACGTTCCTACACCCTTTAAAACAGTTTTAAAACTTTCAAACACCTTCTTGGCATCTTCCACCATGCCGCCTATGCTTGCTTTTATCCCATCGGCTACCGCCGTAATTACCGGCAATGCTTTGTCAAATGCCTTTATTAATCCGTCTGCAATGTCAGCCGGAAATATGTTCTTTAAGCTGTTTCTAAAACCTTCAGCGGCACTATTCCAGTTCCCCATGAAACCGCCGCTAAAGAAGTCTAACAAGGCACTGAATACCTTTAACCCCTTGTCTACTGCTGATAATATCCCATCAAATGCGGCGGCGGCTGCACCTGCGATAGCTTGAAACCCTTCGTTTATTTCCGGTACGCCTTCCCTGACACTTCCGGCAAAATCTTTTTTAAACGCTGCTGCTATGCTTTTGCAAAATCCTGTTATTTTCTCAACAATGCCGCCTACCGTATTACTGATTGATGTAAATTTATTTTTAAATCCCTCTACCGAAAAGCCTGCTTTTTCAAACGCATTCTTAAACCATGCGCCCACACTGGAAAGAAAAGATTTTACTTTATCCCAATTCTTTATAATCAATACGGCTGCTACTGCGATTGCTGCCAGAACGCCGATCACGATACCGGCAGGACTTGTCAACGTTCCAACAATGCCGCCAAAATTAGAAATGGTTTTCATGATTGTTCCGAACGTCTTTCTTGCGGTTCCTACGGCTGTAACAATTTTTCCAAATACCATGATTGCCGGACCCACCGCCGCCGCAATTCCTGCCCACTTCATAATATTGTCAACCTGTGCATCGCTCAAATTGTTTATGTAGTCTGCTGCTGTCTGGAACCACGAAACCGCTTTTTTGATATATGGCAATAATTTGTCGCCTATGGTTATCGCTATGCCCTCGATTGCGGATTTTAAGATCACGATCTGACCGTTTAAATTGTCGTTCATGATTGCCGCCATTTCCTCGGCGGCTCCTGCCGAATTTGTAATTGCGCCGTTTAGTTTTTCAATGTCTGCCGGTGCTGCGTTCATAATGGCAAGAAATCCGCTCATTCCTGTTTTTCCTGCGATCATTTCAGCATTTGCCGCCCTTTCGCTTTCCGACATATGGGAAAATGCCGTCCTGCAGTCCGCTATAATATCATTAAACGCCCTCATGCTGCCATCGGCGTTGGTTGTTTCCACTTTCATTTTGCCGAAACTTTTACCTGCAAATTCGACCGTTCCCTGCAGACCAGTCATAATCTTTCGCATGGCTGTACCGGCGTTGGATGCCTTAATTCCGGCGTTCGCCATGTAGCCGATATTTTCGGCGGTGTCCTCCATTGGGTAACCTAATGCGCCTGCTATTGGTGCGCAATACTTGAATGTTTCGCCCATCATGGCAACGTTTGTATTGCTGTTTGACGATGCAGCCGCCAAAATATCCGCAAGGTTTCCGCTATCTTTCGCCGTTTTCCCAAACGCTGTTAATGCATCGGTTACAATATCGCTCGTCAAGGCTAAATCTTCCCCCGATGCCGCTGCTAGGTTCATAATGCCTTCGATACCGCCTAACATATCCTCGGTTTTCCAACCTGCCATAGCCATATAATTCATAGCCTCGGCACTTTCACTTGCCGAAAACTTTGTCTTGGCTCCCATCTCCTTGGCTTTTTCCGTTAATGCCTTGAAGTCATCACCGGTTGCGCCGGAAACGGCGGCAACCTTTGACATTGCGCTTTCAAAGTCTGCCGCCGTTTTTACTGCTGCCGTTGCAACTCCGACTATGGGAAGTGTAATAGATTTGGTAAGGGCGGATCCGGCGTTTGAAATAACTTTTCCGGCGTTTTGGATCTGCTTTCCGGCTTTTATCGCCTCATTACCCATGTTTTTCATGCTTTTAAGCACTTCCTGCGATGGTCTTGTAAAACCGTCTATAAACTGTATCGCCGTACTGATAACCCTTCCCACGTCTATTCACCTCCCATCATTTTTTGTATCTGCTCGTTTATCTCGTCCTTATCCTGCAATTCCTGCCGCATGTATGCCCTTGCTACTCGTTTCTGTCCTTCCGGCAGGCTCATATATTCAAAAGGTTTCCAGTTTTTAAAGCGGTAGTGTAGGTAATCCATGTTTACATCCCTATCGCTTTTGATTAGTTTTTTATTTCTTTATCCGTCTTTTCTTCACTCTCGAAACCGCTTACTTTTGCAATCTCGGTTGAAATCCTATTTATTTCTCCCTTGAAAATTTTCTTTGCCGCATCTGCCGGTGTTGCTACGCCTAAATGTTTTAACAACGCCTCGTCTTTTAGGTTAGGTTCTACGATGCCTGCTGCCGCAATTTTAGCATTTGTACTAAATGCCCTGCCGTAATCGACATCCCCCTCCTCGTCTAATCCGCTTGCAGAAAGTGCGCCGAATAGATCGCCGTCCACTGCTTGGATTTTAACGTTTGCATCTTCCCCCAAAAGTTTTGTTAATGCCTTGCTTTTCAGTTCTTTTGTTTCGATCTTGTCAAATTCTTTCTTATCAACCGCCATTAATTTTTCTACTAAATTCATGTTTTTATCTCCTTTTCTGCAATAAAAAAGAGGCTGCACCATGCAACCTCCGATTTGTTTAATTATTTAATTGTCTGTAACGGCTCCCAATCTCCAAATGTGAAACTATAACTTTCCTCGCAGGTTTTGCCTGCCTCCCAATCCGCAAGGATCATTTTGTCAAGTACGCTATTGTAATATGCCACCTTCTCGGCTCCTATCGCATCCGGATCCTTTACATTTGAAATGATTGTATGTGTCGGTGTCTTTCCTGCCTTAACTGCTGCGCTAACCTTATTCATAACAAACGAATTGATATGATGCAGTTTGATTTCGCCTTTTGGTTCCAATCCGGTTATCTTCTGACCTTCAATAAGGCTTTGTACTTGTGGTATAGCCGTTTTCTTAAACCCTACTTCGGCTTTACACGCTGTAACCTGTGCTAAATATTCGCCGTCAAACCAGACCTCCCCCCATGTTCCGTTGATGACCTGCTCCGGTCTAAATCCTTTTGCCATTTCTCGCATCCTCCTTCTTAAATATGAATAGGCATCGCAATATCTTCTATCGCATCCAGAATTTTCACATTGCCTTTGAGGAATACCTTCGCTCCGGTATCTGCTTCCCTTATTTCGTCCTCGGATAATTCTGATGTGTCAATGCCCCTTGACTGTAAATATACCGCCTGTGCCTCTGTGTCTATATCAACCGTGTAGCTTGATATAATGTCATCCTTTAAAAGCTGCATAAAATAACCGCTGATAGCTGTCATTAAAACGCCTTTGTTGCCATAATTGTTTGTGTACTTGCCTAAATAGCTGTCCTGCGCCGTTTTGGTTATGTCATCGTTTATCATGTCCATTGCCTCAACGATCTTGATCTTTTTAAAACTGTCACCCTTGCCATCAATAGTGGTGGTAAAGCTGTTTACGCCCCTTACAACCTTTACTTTTTCGCCGTCATAGAATAAAATCAATTCCCCATTGTCAACCGGCGTATCAATGTCATTCAGCCTTGTACAGTCGGATAGTTCTGGCAACGGCGCATAGGTGCAGGATATTGTCATCGGCGTTCCGGCAATCAAACCGGCGATCCTCGAACAATATTGTTCTGCCGTATAAATCGTTTCGACTGTTGTTATTGTGCCGTCCTCGTTTGTAACACTTTCCGTTTTAACGTTCTTTCCTGTCGTGAAATTTATAACCCCTTCATTATCTGCAACAACATTAGGCAGTACCGCTTTAATCTTCTTTTTCCTGTTCTGCCTCATACTTTTAACCCATGTTGCAATATCCTGCGCTTTTCCGTCTGTCTGTACGGTAGGGATTGCAAGATAATCAAATTTAATCGTTTCTAATGCATCCAGTGCCGCTTTGTAGCCTGCCTCTTTTTCTGTATCGCTTTCAATCCCCATGCAGTATACAAGTACCTTTTTCGGTGCGTTCACGTAGCCAATCATGGCTAATTTAATTTGTTCCACGGTTGCATCGCTTAAACCGTTAGGAATGTCGTTTTCCAATACCACCGTTACCGGATTTACTGCCAGTGCTGCCGGTTTGTCTTTTACAAGCAACATTACAACGCCTCTTTCACCTCTTGTTATGGCTGTTATGGCTTTTTCAATGAAACTAATGTTAATACTTGGTGCGCCCATCTTCTTAATCCTCCTATCCTTTTGTTATGTTTATGTTTGCCTCTGCTGCTACTTCGTGTGTGTCTGCTTTCTGCGTGTTCTCCTTGTAGTCAATATCAATGCTGATTTGCAGAATATCGTCATATTCGCCTGTGTAATCGTGCGAATACTCGCCCACTGTTAGCTGCCTTTCGCCAACTAAAAAGACCAACCCGAAAAGGTCTTTTATTTCGTCTACCTTTTCCAGTTGGTCTAATTCGCTCTTTACTTCTTGGAAATATGTAATTTTTACCGTGAATCCACCGGTTGTAAAATTCTTTGTTTCTGCCTCGCTGCCTTTGTCTAAAATCTCTGTAAAAAATGCCGGTGTGTCGTACCCTTCTCTAACTTCTTTTCCATAAATTTTATAACTTGGGTATTTTTGCTTTAACAGTGCATTGGCAGCTTTCTTAATTCCAACAAATTTCAATTAAGATCACACCCCTTTAAAATATCGTCTACCATTTCTTGGAATCGATCCGGCACTGTGTCTTTGTAATCGTTCCGTGTCTTTTCCATGATGTGTTTGCCCGGCACAAAACCGACCGTTTGACCGTTTTTATTAACCATGTTATGACCGTTTTCCACTAAATGAAAATGCCTTGCGCTATTCCAGATTAATGCCGCCATACCTGCGTTTTCATCTACTATCCTAGATCCCCACTTAGCTTTAATTGCCTTTTTCTTATCATTGCCTTCTCTTGTATGTGATTTTAGTTCGGAATTTGCCCTTTTCTTTGCCGATTTTTTAAAATCTTTTGACAAATCTTTTAAAGTTTCCTTTGCCTGTTCTGGACATTTCCTGATAGCTTTAGTTAAATCTCTTTCTAATTCCTCTAAGCCATCTATTTCAAATTCAAAACCTTGTGCCATACAATGCACCTCCCCAAAAAGCGCATTATATCTTGTAAATATTGATATAATGCGCTATTTTCTATTTGTATATGTTATTTTTTAGTCAAGAAAATCATGTGTCCATTCTTTTATTTCATAGTCCCTTCCGGTATTTGGCGTTTGGCTTGTGGAACTAATACATATAGTGGTTACAATATCATTTTTCACATATATAAATACTTCTGCATAATTATAATCAAGTCCCGATTCTTCTATAGACTTTTCACCGCTTTCTGTCGGCACGTACAATAAAGAATACCAGTATTCATTATCTTTTTCAAAAAAATAGCATTCACTTCGTTTTAGCACATACCACTTTTTTAAAATATCCATCGGAAGATAGGACTTTGCTAAATTTAACCCTTCGTCTAATGATATTTCTTCATCTGGATAAATTTCAAACTTTCGGATCATGTGTTCCGGTCGGTACGCAAATATGATTAAAGCTGTTTTTCCTCTTTCGTAATCATCGAAATAATCATCTGGAAAATCAATTCTTCCGTCCGCATAATCATCCCAAAAAGTGTGTGCTGACGAAAGATAATCATATAATACCGGATGCCCTTCCATGGTAACTAATTGATATGCCGATATATTTGTTTTATCTTCGGTATTGGTTTCCCCTGCTGCCGTTTCCGGTTCTTCGGTTTTAACGTTTTCCCCTGCCTCGGTTTTAGCTGTTTCTGACGGTTCTACCGTTGTTGGTTCTATTATTTTTTCTGACGTATTTGTTTCTTTTTGCGGTTCTGTGTCTGGATCGCTGCTTATTGTGTTTATCGCACTTATTAAAGCAACAACTACAATCGCCCAAAACCACCACTTTTTCCAAATTTTCATAGAGGGTTGTACCCCCCCCCCGAACATTCGTTCGTGGTTTTTGGTTTTCTATTTTAGCCATATTGTAGCCTCCTTCGTTTTTTATACATTATACCTCCCAAACTTTGTTTTGTCATTCGCATTTGACGATCTTTTTCGATAATTTTTCAATGCACACAATTTCTAACATTTCGTTCCGTTCTCTGACATTTATAACAGAAATGATCTCAAAAAGGCGGTTCTTGAATTTTATAAACATATCCGGCGTAACGTCTTTATGGTATCGTGTCGTTATTTTATACGACAATTCCGGTCTGATGCGCTGTGCCTCTTGGTATTCCCTGCCCCTTGTCGGCTCCACGCTCGCCCATACCGTCTTAACCTCTTTCAATGCCTGTTCGATTTGCAATAGTTCGTTTTCTTTTTCTTTGTACCTGCAAAAAGTAATCCTTTTATTTGTTCGCCCTATATCCATTTTGCTACCTACCTGTTTTGTAATTGCAGCATGAGGGATCTTGTCATGTAACCAAATTCCTCCCCTACTTCAAACTTGGTTGCCCTTGTCAGAACCGGCGATCGCTGCTCATACCAGTAACTAATAAGTAATTGCAGATAGATTTTTTCAAGTTCATAATTTATCTTGTTTCCGGTTTCGTCTTTCGCAGGGTACTCCTTGCCGGTTGCATTCTTTAAATATTCCTCTGCCGCTATAATAAACAACTTCAATAACCTGTCGTCCTCGTCAATATCAATCCTTACATATTCCTTGACCTCTTTCAGCGTTATCATGCCCATGCTTTTCACCTGCCCTAACAGGCGGCAGGGCAATCCCTGCCGCTCTTAACCTTATTCATTTGCCGCTGCCTGCTGCGCCATGAAATCCGCTACAATTTCGGTCTTGTTGTTTGCATCGGTGGTTGTCATTGTGTACCCTAATTGGGTTCCCAATTCAAGGATCTGCGCTTTAGTCATGGCGTTAATCTGCGCCTCTGTATAGCCTGTTTCATCGTCAACGGTAAATGTTGCCGCCTCTGTATTGGTTACGATCAAATGCTCTGCCATGATGATCGCCTCCTCGTCCACGCTCCGAATGTCAAGGCGTTCCCTAACCTTGATTCCGGTCTGGTCTGTTTCCCATAGCTTGCCTGCCACCTTTGAAATGTCTATAGTCAATGTTTCACGGTCAAAAATCGTGATTGCCTCTTTCAGATCGCCGCAAATAAACGGCACTTTATAGCCACCTTCCACCGCTACGCTTGGCAATGTCTTGTTGCCTATCTTTTTCACTGGGTATTTGCCAAATAAAAGTGTGCTTGTCGGCTTTGTCGGATCCGGCTGTAATGCATATTTGCCATCCTTGTCTTTTAAGGTGTCAAGCCAATTATAGCCGTCTTGGTTTGTAACCACTCCCGATGTCAATGCGATTGCCGGATCAAGTAGTATATTGAAAATTTTCTTTAATTCGTCCAGACCCGAAACCGGTATTTCTGAATCTTTTGTGATTTCTCTGACCTTTGCCACAATCATAAAATTCCTTGTCGCTTTTGCTTTCTTAGCGATCCACTTTTTAAGGTATCCCATGATGTTTTCGGCTGTATCCTCCAAAAGTTCGTATGTGACTTTTAGGATGCCGCCTTTTTTCTTTACCTTGTATTCGATTTTTTCAAACTGCGGCGTGGAAACATCGGGGAACTCTGCCGCCTCGTCCACGTTGTCAAAAGGCGTTTGATCGGCATACCGTTCCATAACCCTGCTACCGCTTAACGTGGTTACACGCTCTACATTTACCAGTGTTTCTAATGCGTCCTCGCTTCTCCTTAATTCTTTAATGGCTGTTCTGATGTCCTGCGGCACGGTCAAGCCGCCATCCTCGTCCGATCCTTCATTCATTGAGTTAAGGATCTCTTTGTCCTCGTCTGACAATACAGACTTTCCAACGCCTGCTTTAATAGCGTTTACAAATGCTTTTGTTATGTCCTTTGCCTTGTCTACTAACTTTTTTGCGCTGCCTGCTGCCGCTTTATCTTCCATATTTTCTAATGCCTCTGCCTCTAAGTCATAAAGCAGATCAAATTGTGCCTGCAGGTCTTTTAATTCGTCCTTTGCTTTTCTGGCATCTTCGATTTTACCGGCACTACAAAGATCCTTTACTTCCTGCTTTTTGTTTTTGATACTGTCCAACAGTTTCTTTAATGCTTCGTTCATTGCTTAAATCCTCCTTAATTTTGTGCATATAAAAAGGACTTAGATCAAGTCTAAATCCTCTAATATTGCTGCTATTTGTTTTTCTGTTTCATTGTTTTGTGGCTCCGGTTTCTCCGGTGTGTTTGTTTTTAACGAATCTTTTAATTTCTGTACCAACGCATCCGCAAATTTTTCTATATCTATTTCCGGTGTTTTAGTCTTTGGCTGCAAATCTTCCGGTAAATGGCTGTACTTGTCGTAGTATTCGCTACTACATGCAGTAGCAAGATTCTTTTCAGAAACTTCAATGTCGAAATATTCCTGCCATTCCTCGCCGTTTTTCCATGTTTCGGCGTTAATAAAGTCATTGATCTGTTCTTCCGTCACGCCCTCTTTGGCATGTTT